TGTGGATATGATGGGGGGTTGAGGGTTGGTGGGTGTTGGTGAGAAGTGGTGGGGATTGGTTGGGGGGTTGGGGGTTGAATGTAGAAGGTTTGTAGAGAGTGTGTAGAAAGAACAGTTTTCCACTGTCGATTTATCTGACGCACTGTCACCAGTGTAGGAGTTTGAGTTTAGGAAAGAACACTGTCGATTAGTCGAGAGAGTTTGCATAAGGGTTTTGCTTGTGATTGTTACATCCTGGTGCACTGTTCCCCCGAAGGGGTGAGCAGTTTAGACACCTGCTCAGGTGTGGCACAATTAGAACGTTGCTTCTGCACCAGCATTCACACTACGGAAGGCAGCAACTGCCTCTACGTTATCGTGCATAATGCTGATGTCCTGCATTCTACCGGTTGCATCGTAATCGGTGAAACGAAGGATACGTTCTCCTCCGACAGTCAGCTCAATACCGTCAAGACCAGTACGCTTTACAAACGAAGAGATGGCATCTTCGTAAGGTAACGTCTTGGACAGACGGGACTTGTAAGATGCAGGAAGCTCAGATTCGAGGAATTCCTGCACAACGATACGACCCGGAAGAGTCAAGTTTTTAGATTCTGCTACGAATAGATTAAGCGTTTCAACCTCGGCACGTAGCAGTGTGCTGCGAGATTTTGTTCTAACCCAGCCGTTCTCAATGGTTCTCTCAGAAGAGACCAGTTGGATGTAACCGAAGGACGGGTTAGATTTGTAAACATTAACGATTGCTCCTGTTTTAGAAGCTTTGATGGTAACAGCATTTGTGTTCATGGTTATTTGTTTTTATTGGTTTAAGTTGAATAATTTGGGGGGTTAACAGTTAAAGTTGTGGGAAGAGAGCACGAAGCTCAATCCTCCCACATGTAGTTACCCACGACAAACATGAATATCAAGTACAGTGAAATCTCTATGAGTGTTCCAGGTCCAGAGCGAATAAACTCAAGGAACGTTTGGGAACTCATAAAGGTCACTAATCCAGCGATGGTGCAGATGACGAACATCAACATGACCGCTGGAACAATGAATAACATGATGATTTGAATAGGTACTACGAAGTTTTTAATTGCATTCATAACAGATTGGTTTTTAGTTGTTTATATTTATTTTGGTTAATTGTGAATTACGAATTGACGCGACTATATAGTCATGACAGAGAGACACTCGGAGTTGAGTATCTCTTGTCATGAAAGTGTAGAGCAGCGATGAGTCTTTCCTCACCGTGGGCAGTTGCAGTAGTCACGATAGTAAGCGTAAGCTTCCCGTAGTGACTTAGCAACAATGCAAAATCCTGAGATTACGTATTGCTGATACATAGTTTTTAAGTTTTAGTCTGGATTGTATGGGGGGTCAACGGTTAATTTTTAGGAGTCGGGGAGGTGTTAGGGTGGGACTCCACAATCTCTCTTCCTCATCTAGTTCCCAATACCGTAGTACCAACACTCCTCTCTCCAAACACTTAGTTCAAACGTGATCTTAATGCGTTCTTTCAGACAGGTTGTTTGCTAACTTCTATTTTTTTTGGTTGGTGTTATCTCTCTATAGAATTAGAGACAAGTGTTATTTCTCCGCCGGGTTTGAGTTTTTGAAACTGTAGGTGGGGGTATGTTAATTTTTAATACAGACCTGGGGGTAGGTATGTGGTGACGTAAAAAATATTTTGTATATTATATCGTATCCTATTCAGATCACACACCTTTATTATAAATTATACATCTACCCCCTTATGAAAAATTATTACACTCACATTGCAAGAGGAAAAGTTGCAGGTTCAGAAATCCTTGAAAAAAAATTAGAAGGTCGCACGGTAGTTCCGGTGCGTGTCGGTATGAACCAGAAAATCCAAGCGGAAGTTTCTGACATGTACGATTACAGAAACATGCCTGAAAATGGTAGTCCTATATTAGTGCAGTTTCCAAATGTTCTTGGAGATACAATCCGTGTTCAGTTCTATTTTGATGGTCCTGGTCAAGACACAGATACTTTACGTACTTCTTACGAATACAAAGGAAGACTTTTTGAAGACGCTGCTGAAACTGTAAAGTTTATAAACGAACAATTTGGTTACCTTGCAGAATTCAAAATTATCGGAAACGGTTTATTTGTGGTTAATCACATGTTTCCTGGTAAACTTACACTTATTGACGTAGATATTTTCTGGGATTAATCTTTGAAAAACCCCTTTTATCAGACCCTTGGAAGTAATTCCAGGGGTTTGTTGTTTTTTGTAAGTATCTAAATATTAACCTGTTGTTGCCAGAAGTATGTCTTTCTCAGAAGATATTTCTATTTCATAGTTCCAACTTGAATCTTCTCCTTGGCACAACCTGTAAAGCAAACCTAAATCTGCGCCATATTGCACTGAAGTAACAATCCTAGGTAATTGCTGTGTGTCTGTCTTTAGGTAAACCATCTGTCCAAAGTCAAATGCCGTGTATATGGTCATCATAGAAATTTGTTCTTTTTGGAAAGGAGAAACCTGCCACCTTTACAAATGTAAGTATAAATTTGTAAAAGTTAAACTTTTGAAGTATATTTGTAGAGGAGTTACTTCTACAACATTTTAAAAAACAATAACCAATGTCAGAAAATCAAGAAATCCCAAAAGAACCTACGCGTGAAGAAGTCATTGCATGGTACAAATCTCAGATTGAACTTGCTGCTTTGCGCACTGAACTTGCCGAGTTACAGTCACGTGCTGTGAAAGCAGAAGCAGAACGTATACAAGCTGCAATGTTCCTTGCTCAGTTAGATGCTGCAAGCAAAGAGTCTGCTGTAAAAACAAATGATGAAAGTCCACAACAAGCGCCTGAATCAAACTCATCAAGTTTAAAGCGCGTTTAATTAAACTGTAAATAATATGTCAACAAATTTTAAAACCCTTGTAGGGAAGCGAGTATTAGTAAACAAACCAGAGAAACCAGAAAGTAAGATCCAACTTACACCTGAGTCAGAATCTCTTATGGAACAAGAAATGATGAAACAATGGACTGCACTTGAAGTGTATGCTATTGGAAATGAGGTAGATCTGTGTGCTCCACAAGACAAGGTATATATTGAAACATACGCATTGCAAAATGCAGGTGTAGTGGTCCTTGATGGTAAACATAAACTGATGATCGCAGAACGCGATATTGCAATTGTTTGGTAAAATGGGTTTTGTCTCAAAAATGCTTACCACAACAGTAAAAACTGTACTCACCCCTGTGGCAATCGTTAAAGACATGTTCAATATTGCAAACGGAGAAGAGGTTGAAGCAACAAATAGTTTACTTGAATCTGCAACTGACGATTTTGTTGAAGGTCTTAAGGATCTCAGTACCGGCAAACTTTTATAAACAAAAGATAATAAGGGGTATTTTGATTCTTACCACCCTGCAACAAAGCCAGTACCACATTAGTGTAAGCGTATAAAGAACACACGCCCGAGTAGTTGGGTGGAACTACAAAGAGTCAACCTCGCAAGGTTGAAAGAAAGGGGGTAATTCAGGTGTAAGTCCTGAATGATTGGTACACATAATGCTATGAAAAAAAACATGGAAGTCAACAGAGTACAAAAAAAGATCAGGGTCACCCCCTATGAATTGGTTAAGTACCAGCTCATTACAGATCTTATTTTTTTTAAAAAGGAACATTTGATTCCTTCAGACATTGAAATACTTACAATGCTTGCCTTGCACGGACCTGTAGAACTAAGTAAGTTTTGCAATGCGTCTGTAAAAAAGATATACGGCAGCGTGGAACCTGAAGAATTTTCGGTGCGCGCACAAAACATACGCAACCGCATTTCAAAACTAGAAAAACGCGGTATTGTTGTAAAGAGTAAAGAAAACAAGAAACTCATTCAGATAACCCCTACAATCGACATTCATCGCAAGGGTAACATACTGTTGGATTATAACTTTCTATCTCTTGAACCCGGCAAAGCGTAAAGAAATATCCAAACTCACATCTGAAAAACTGGGAAGAGATTTCTCTCAGATTGACGATGTCGTGTCTTTTTACTACAAGCACGTTCAAAAAAGACTTACTGCAATGGATCACATCGCTGTCAAAGTTGACAACATGGGAACATTTGTGTTAAAGAAAAAACGAGTTGAAAAGAAACTGGAACGGTACACAAGATTTATGGAATCATTGGATGAAACCGCTTCTATAAGGACATTTGAAACTAAACAAACTGTAAAGAAAGATTGTGAAAAGTACAACTTTGCACTGGAAATGATGCAGGAAGAAGACTCACGAAAAAAAGAAGTACGAACCAAACAACAGGAAAAGAGAGATCATGCTGATTAAAATTTGGAAAGAGCGCAATAAGATTCTGGAAGGGGTCAAAAATAACGTGTTTAAAAAAGAACACATAGAGCAAGTTGCAGAAAGTCGCAAACAAAAGTGTGATGTTTGTAATGAACTTGATAAGTCTGGAGAAAAATGTGCAGTACCGGGAACTTCTCCTTGCTGTGGACAATGTGGTTGTTCACTAAAATTCAAAACTAGATCTCTTTCCTCAGAATGTCCAATGGGATATTGGGATGCAATTGTGTCTGAATCAGAAGAAGACATGATTAAACACAGTATTGAAAACAACCAAGACTAATCATATACACCATGAGTATTGTATTTGAATCAAAATCACACAGTTACACTTCGATTGATCCTTCGGATAACACAAAGTGGGTTAGTGTAACTACACTTATTGGTGCATTCAAGCAACCCTTTAACGGAGAAAGCATTGCTAAAAAAAGTTCAACAAGTAAAAAGTCCAAGTGGTACGGGATGACTCCTGAAGAAATACAAAATGTCTGGAAGAAAGAGTCAGAGCGTGCATGTACTTTGGGAAACTGGTACCATGATCAACGTGAGACAGACATATTAGGTTGTGATACTATTTCAAGATTTGGTGTTACTCTTCCTGTTATTCGTCCTCTTACCGATGAAAAGGGAATGAAGATGGCGTCTTCTCAAAAACTAATACCCGGTATCTATCCAGAACACATGGTTTACTTAAAATCTGCAGGTATCTGTGGACAAAGTGACTTAGTAGAAGTAGTAGACGGATTTGTGCACATAACAGACTACAAAACAAACAAAGAAATAAAGACAGAAAGTTTCAGAAACTGGGAAGGTGTTTCTCAGAAGATGTCTTTTCCACTAACTCATTTGGATGACTGCAACTACAATCACTATGCTTTGCAACTTTCCATTTATATGTACATGATCTTAAAACACAACCCTACACTTCAACCTGGAAAACTTACACTTCACCATATTATGTTTGAAGAGGAAGAAGAAAAGGATGAGTATGGTTACCCGGTTACAAAGAAAAATGACCAAGGTGAACCTATTATAAAAGAACTAATTCCTTATTCACTTACTTATATGAAAGATGAAGTACTTGCGGTAATGAAGTGGTATAAGGATAATGCACATAAAGTTCAAAAGAAAAAATAATGAAAAGAAATATATTACCTGTAACAGAAACAGATGAGAAGGTACTTATATCTAAACTTATAAGTTTAATTCAAGATTCATACCCTGAACTTAATCCTGAGAATACTCTTGTGGTAATGGTTAGTCCTGATTATTCAGCAACAGTTGCAATGCATGTTGCACACGGACTTAGTAAAGACGGAGAAATGTGTGACATTCTACCAATTCATGTAGCGTATCCAGATGAAGACTTTGAGCCATACTTAACAAAAGCAATTAAAGACGTTGATGCGTGGTTTGAATTTTCAGATACTACATATGAACATTTTTTACTTGTAGAAGCAGGTGTTATCAGAGGAGGTACTTATAAATGGCTGACAGACTTGTTAAAATCAAAATTAAGCGGAAATATTATAACAAGTTCATTATACGAAAATGTTGGAAGTAAGTTTAAAAGTAATATTGTAGCAGAATATTATGATAATGCTACTGAAGATTTAACTTTTTATTATGAACGTGACAACAAACACTGGATATAATGGTTAAACTATTTGATATACAAGCAGGTAAGATTGTACCTACAGAACACTGCTATGCGCTGAGTTCTTTAAAAACAATCATTGATGAATTTCCTGAAGAGTACATGAATGTGTACGCGTACCTATTTTACATGACTTGTCCTAACCCGGACCTTAACCCTTTTTTCGATGTCCCAGAAAATGAAAAAGAAGATCTTATCCTTTCTCAACTCAAAGCGAATTTTTCTACAGAAGAAGACAGCATCCTTGTGGGGCTGGAACTTTGTAAAAAGCTTTATGAAACTCCAACCTACCGTGCCTTTATGGGTATCAAACACATGTTGGACCGTCTTGCTCGCTACATGGAAACTGCGCCTATTGAGCACGGTCGTGATGGAAACATTAACTCGCTGGTTAATGCAGCTGCAAAATTCGACCAAATACGTAACTCGTATAAAGGAGCGTATCGTGATCTTATGGAAGAACAAAAAAGCCAAGTTCGTGGTAGTCAACACATTGCTTACGACCAATTATAAAACAACAACTAAAGACATGAATCTGTTAGATATTGACAACACATTTTACGAATGGGTTTTTCATCACAATGCTCACCGAAATACGTGGTCAGCTTTTCATCGCGATGACCAATACGCTTACTGGAATAATGGTAAATTTACACACCGTAAGTTTGAAGCAAAAGACATTGACACTGTGATGCAAATGATTAAGTTAGAAACACCAAAAATTTCAAAAAAACGTAATGTTAAAAGTAGTAATAGAACACGTAAGTGACGGACATATTATAACCCGTCCAATGGATTTTGCACCACAAACAGGTGATACCATTAAACTTGGACTTGAGTATTACACAGTATTAGAGCGGATCTGGAACTTCAACGACGCTCGTACCGTAAACATTATGGTTGAAGAGAAAAGAAATTAATGTATCTCAGAATACCCACTTACGAAAATAAGACCGACGAATGGTCACATACTGAATTTGAAACTAGAGAACAGTTTGTAGATTTTCTGTGGAGTATTTTCAAAAAACCAGGTCTTTATAACTTTGACAATACCTCTAAGAAATTCAACTTAGAAGCACAAAGATTTAACAAAGACCGTGTATTTTGCACAGCACCCAGTAGAAGTAAAGATTTTGTTTACTACTGGGACATACAAAAAGAACGTTGCAGGTATGGTGTTATTTACAAAGGTGAAAAAGACACTTGGTTCTTGTCAAGAGACTACTACATGTGGATTAACTTTCTACCTATCTACAACAAAGAAGTGGGAAAGTTTACATTTGCAGACATTCGAGACGCACAATATCACATGTCTTTGTACGAAGAAATCGCAAAGCATAGTTTTAAACATGTGGCAATCCTAAAGAAGCGTCAGATTGCGTCTTCCTATTACCACGCTGGAAAGATTATTAATCTTTATTGGTTTGAAGAAGGTGCTGTTAATAAGATGGCAGGTTCTCTTAAGGATTACATAAACGAAAAAGGAACATGGCGTTTTCTTGAAGAATACCGTAACTTTTTAAATACTCACACTGCTTGGTATCGTCCTTCAAATCCGGATAAAGTTCTTAACTGGGAACAAAAGATTGAAGTTACACAAGGTGGGAAGAAACGCGACGTAGGTCTGAAGTCTGTAATCTTTGGTCTTGCTTTAGAAAAAGATCCCACAAATGGTGTCGGAGGTCCTTGTACGTTCTTTTTTCACGAAGAAGCTGGTATTGCACCCCGCATGAATGAAACCCTGGAGTACCTATTACCTGCAATGAAATCAGGTATGATCTACACCGGTATGTTTGTAGCTGCAGGTTCTGTGGGTGACCTAGAACAATGTGAACCTTTAAAGGAACTTATCCTTAATCCTGATAGCAAAGACGTCTTGGCGGTTGAAACCAACCTTATGGATGCTGAAGGAAAGATTGGTATGTGTGGATTATTCATACCAGAACAATGGAGTATGCAGCCGTGCATTGATGAGTTTGGAAACTCTCAGGTAGAAAAAGCATTAGAGATGATTCTTGCTGAAAGGATTGTCTGGAAAAAGACACTAAAACCTGAAGATTACCAACTCCGTATTTCTCAGAAACCTATTAACATCGAAGAAGCGTTTGCTTACAGGAAAGTATCTAAGTTTCCACTTCATCTTGTGACAAAACAGATGAGAAGAATTGAAGATGGAGAATACTTCCGAGAATTTGTGGAGCTTTTTCGTAACGATAAAAACGAAGTTCAATCACGAGAAACTCGAAAGATTCCCATTTCAGAATTTCCTGTCTCTCCTACAACCGTTGATAAAGAAGGTGTAATTGTGGTGTATGAGCGTCCTGTTAAAGATCCTAGATTTGGCATGTACTACGCTTCTGTCGATCCAGTTTCTGAAGGAAAAACAACAACTTCAGATTCCTTGTGTTCAATATTTGTTTATAAAGCTACTCAAGAAATTACCAAACACAAAGCAGATGGCAGTATTGAGCAGCATATTGAACGTGATAAAATTGTAGCATCTTGGTGCGGACGTTTTGATGACTTGAATAAAACTCACGAGCGACTTGAACTTCTTATTGAGTGGTACAATGCATGGACAATTGTAGAGAATAACATTAGTTTGTTTATTCAATACATGATTTCTCGTCGCAAACAGAAGTATCTGGTTCCCAAAAGTCAGATTATGTTCCTAAAAGAACTACAAAGCAACAACAACGTCTATCAAGAATACGGCTGGAGAAACGTTGGAACTATTTTTAAGACAAATCTTATATCCTACGCGGTACAATTCTTAGAAGAACATCTTGATGTGGAGACAAAACCTGATGGGGAAATTGTAAAAACCATTTACGGTATTGAACGAATCCCTGACATCATGCTCCTTAAAGAAATGGCGGCTTATCGAGACGGATTAAACGTCGATAGAATGGTTGCATTTTGCGCGTTGGTTGCATTTGCAAAAGTTCAAGAGTCAAACAAGGGGTACTCAAAACGGGTGGAACGAGAAGAAACCAATTTGGATAATGCTAAAAAAAGTAGTAAATTCTCTATGAGTCCCTTCCGTCACATGGGTAAAGAAAGCTCCTCAATTACTGCAAAAATCCCAAGGAATCCTTTCCGCAATATACGGTGATATACTTAACGAAATTAAACAATGAAGATTTTTAACGCAATCCAGCTAAAAAACGGTGCAAAAGCCGACAACCAAAGACTGGGAACTATCACTCAGCCGGTTCAGTTCTTACAAAGAAAAGAAAAAACTGAAGACTGGGGTGCTTGGAACATGGACTGGTTGGAAATGCAAGGTCTTAAACAGATCCGTAGAAATGCACGACGTTTGATGAAAAACTTCAAACTTGCAAACGGTATTATTGACAAGACTGATTATATCATGGAAGAGGACAATGAAGCAGGTGAACTGATTGATATCCTTACAAAACAAGATGAATCAGCATTTGAATTAAAGTTTTTTCCTATTATACCTAATGTTATTAATGTGATGATTGGGGAATTTGCTAAAAGAAAAGATAAAATTACTTACCGTGCGGTTGACGACATCTCTTTTAACGAGATGATGGAAGCAAAACGTGCAATGATTGAGCAGACCTTAATTGCTCACGGTGAAAAGAAAATGCAGGAAACCATCGAAAGAATGGGTTTAAACCTGGAAGATGAAGAGCAAGCTGCTCAAGCACAGCAAATGATGAGTCCTGAAAACATTAAATCTCTACCTGAGATTGAAGAGTTTTTTCGTAAGGATTACCGTGCTGTAATTGAAGAGTGGGCAACACACCAGCATGAAGTTGATGAGGAGCGTTTTACAATGAAAGAATTGGAAACAACAGCTTTCAGAGACATGCTGATTACAGACCGTGAGTTCTGGCATTTTAAAATGAATGAGGATGATTACGACGTTGAACTTTGGAATCCTGTACTAACTTTTTACCATAAGTCTCCAGAGGCACGTTATATATCTCAATCTAACTGGGTAGGACGCGTAGACTTAATGACTATTTCTGACGTTGTTGACAAATATGGTTACAAAATGACCGATGAACAGCTATCGTCTTTAGAAGCAATCTACCCTGTAAATTCTGCAGGATATATTATCCCAGGTCAGCAAAATGACGGTTCTTTTTATGATGCTACCCGTTCAAACGATTGGAACACACAAGGACCATCTTTGGGAATGCGTCAGTTTTTAGCTGCACGTGATACGTTTGTTAATACAGGAGATGATGTTATTATGAAAATCGTCAATGAGTCTGAAAGTGCTCAAGATTTTAACGACTTGTCTCTTCTTAGAATAACCACTTGCTATTGGAAATCACAACGCATGGTGGGTCACTTAAGTAAGATTGACGAAAATGGTCAGCTTCTTGACATGATCATTGATGAGAATTATAAAGTTACTTCAAAACCTGTTTATGACACAACTGTTATTAAAAATAAGTCACGCGAAAATCTTGTTTACGGAGAGCACATTGATTGGATATGGATTAACCAAGTGTGGGGAGGTACTAAGATTGGTCCAAATAGACCAGCTTTCTTTGGCAACAATGATGTTTTTGGATTTCAACCTATCTACCTAGATGTCAAACCTTTACGCTTCCAATTTAAAGGAGATTTTACACTTTACGGTTGTAAGTTACCAGTGGAAGGAGCAATCTTTTCAGAACGTAACACTAAATCAGTTTCTCTGGTAGACAAGATGAAACCTTATCAAATAGGTTACAACTTAGTTAATAACCAGATTTCTGACATCTTGATTGACGAACTTGGTACAATTATCATGGTTGACCAAAATGCACTTCCTCGTCACTCAATGGGTGAAGATTGGGGTAAGGACAATTACGCAAAAGCGTTTGTTGCCATGAAGAACTTTCAGATGTTACCACTCGATACATCTATCACCAATACTGAAAATGCAATTAACTTTCAGCATTACCAAGTATTAAACATGGAGCAGACTAACCGTCTAATGTCCCGTATTCAATTATCAAACTATTTTAAAACTCAGTGTTTTGAGTCTATTGGTATTTCTCCACAGCGTTTAGGTGCTGTAAATGCACAGGACACTGCTCAAGGTATTGAACAAGCAATCAATATGAGTTACTCTCAGACCGAGATGTACTTTACCCAGCACTCTGAGTATTTGATGCCACGTGTGCACCAAATGCGCACAGATCTTGCACAGTACTATAATTCTACAAAACCAAGTCTAAGGTTGCAATATGTAACCGGAATGGATGAAAAGGTAAATTTCCAGATCAACGGTACTGAACTTTTAGCAAGAGACCTGAACATTTTTATCTCAACTAAGGTCAATCAACGTCAAGTTGTTGAACAGATCCGAGGACTTGCTTTAAGTAACAATACTTCAGGTGCTTCCATTTATGATCTTGGAAACCTTGTTAAAGCAGATTCTATGGCGGAAATTACTTCTGTAATGAAAGGAATTGAAGAGAAAACTTCCAAAGCGAAACAACAAGAAATGCAAGCAATGCAAGAAGCAGAGCGTGTCCGTCAGGAAGGCGAATCCTCAAGACTGGAAGCAAAACTTAAGTATGACGCAGAACAAGCAGCTCTTAACCGTGAAAACCAAATACAGGTTGCTGAGATACGTTCTGCTGGTTTTACTGCGATGAACGACCGTGACGAAAACAAACAAAGTGATTATATTGACACTCTGGAATACCTCGATAAGAGAAACGCAAAGCAAACGGATCAATCTTTAAGCAGAGAGCGTGACATAAATAAAAACATTACCGAGCAAAGAAAACTTGAACTTGCACGTCAAGCGATTGATTCAAAAGAGCGAATTGCCGAAAAACAACTGCAAATTGCTCGGGTAAATAAAAACAAATTTGATAAGAAATAAGTGTTATAGCATTATAGTGCTGAAAATGTTTTATTCATACATCTGCAAAATGTAAATCTTCCAGGTTTATTCTGTAAATTGTATATGAAGAAGAAAGACAACCAACATTTTAACTTATGAGTACAGTTGACAACAAAGCGACATCCATGTCGAACGTTACCATAGACAGCATCGACGATTTTTTGCCGATGCCAGGCGCTGAAAGCGTAGTAACCTCAGACGAAGAAGATGCGAAACCCGGGTTCTTTGCAACCCAAAAAGCTGTAGACCTTAATTTTTTGAACGAATCCACAGAGGAAGAGTCAGAAGAAGGTACAGAAACAAAACAAAAACCATCTGCTTCCCAAACGCAGGCTGCACTTGCAGAATTAGATGCAGATTTGGAAGATGATGAAGACCCTAATGACGCAAAGTCAAAAGCTGGTCGCAAGAAAATTGACAAGAGCGGAATGGTTGAAACCTTTTCCTCATTGTTTAAAGAAGGTGTCCTGGTTCCTTTTGAAGATGAAAAACCACTGGAAGAATATTCTGTAAAAGACTGGAAAGAATTAATCCAGGCAAATATAGAAGAAAGAGAAAAAACTCTTCGCGAACAAACTCCACAAGAGTTCTTTGAATCATTGCCCCAAGAGTTGCAGTACGCTGCAAAATATGTCGCTGATGGAGGAAACGACATTAAAGGTCTTTTCAAAGCACTTGCTCAAGTAGAAGAGGTTCGTCAAATGGATCCTGCTTCACCTGAACATCAAGAAGCAATTGTAAGACAATACCTGCAAGCTACCAATTTTGGTAAAGGTGACCGGGAAATTGTTGAAGATCAAGTAGCAGAATGGTTAGAGTCTGGGGTGATTGCAAAAAAAGCACAACAGTTCAAACCAAAACTGGACGAAATGGAAGAAGAAGTTATCCAGAAAAAACTGGAGCAACAAGCTCAAGTCCGTGTTCAGCAACAGCAGAAGAAAGAAGAGTTTATGGATAATATCTACAACACTCTAAAACCTGCAGAACTTAACGGGGTAAAGATTGACGGTAAACGCCAAAAGTTTCTCTGGGAAGAACTAACAACTGTAAAGTACCAAAGCATGACTGGTCGTCCAACCAATCTTCTGGGAAAACTGTTAGAAGATCACCAGTTTGGAAAAGCACCACGTTATGACCTTATTGCTGAAACTTTATGGTTATTATCCGATCCTGAAGATTACAAAGAAAATATTCGCAAACAAGCAAAAAACGAAGTTACTCAAGACGCAGTCCGCAAGCTAAAGACTGAAGAAGCACGTAAGATCTCTTCCACTGTGAAAGATGATGAAGAAGATAAACCTGCAAGAAAAATCCCAAGAGCTGCGGCTAACATCTTTAAACGATAACTATAATTAACCCTATAACAATAAACAAATCCTATGAGCACACCTGTTCTTAACAATGGTCTCTTCTTACGTGATACTTCCTATAAGGTAAGTTCACACGTAGACAGCTACCACTTGGTGAACATGCTTAAGAGTTCTGAACCAATGGACCTTGGTCCGGTTGATCTCTGGGCAATGACACAAAAAGTAGAAATGCCACTTTACCAAATGGCATCTTTTGGTGGTAAAAACACCATATCTGTAGACAACGCACGCGGCGAATACAAATGGCAAACCCCTATCGTACAGGATCTTCCTTACGTAGTAGAAGATGTTGAGCCAGGAATCGCGGTTCTTGGTCAAGATGGTACTACTTTCAAAATTAAATTAAACAAGCGCGCTTACGGTCATGGTGATATCATCACTTATGACAAGTACAAAGGAGCTGAACTTTACATCACTGCGGACGATATTCTTCCTTCTGGTGACGGTTTTATCTACACTGTACAGTTAGTGAACAATGACAACCTGAAGTCTTTAAGCAAGGCGTATCTGAAACCGGGAACTAAGTTTTTCCGTAAAGGTTCTGCTCGTGGAGAATATGGTGAGAAATTCTCTGACATCGGAGAACTGAGTGCAGGTTTCCGTGAATACTACAACTTCGTTGGTGGAGCTGAAGCTCACGTACACTACTCTGTGTCTAGCCGTGCTGAACTCATGATGAAAGGTGGAATGAACGCAGATGGTACAGTTCCTGTAACTGAAATCTGGAGATCATTTGACTCAAACATTGCAAAAGATCCTTCTTTGACAAACATTGATGCAATGGTTTCAAAGATGGGTAAAGAATACATTAAGAAAGCTTACGATAACGGTACCCTTACTCGTTCATTCGTAACTAAAATGGAATCTGCACATCTTACAAAGATTGCAAATGACATCGAAAGCTACTTAATGTGGGGACAAGGTGGACGTATCAAACAAGACGGTCCAGATGATATTCGTCTGTCTGTAGGTTTGTGGTCACAACTTGATAACTCTTTCAAGCGTATTTACAACAAGTCTTCTTTCAACCTCGAACTTTTCCGTTCTGAGATCTTCAACTTCTACAATGGTAAAGTTGATTTCAAAGGTCCAGATCCTAATCGTCAGATCATTGTTCAAACCGGTATGGCTGGTATGAAAATGGTTAACGAAGCGATTAAGAAGGAAGCTTTCAACACAGTAGGTTCTGGTTTAGTTGCTAACATTGACAAATCAGGTATGGGTGCTATCAGCGGTACTAACGCTATGGACCTGAACTTCGGTTTTGCTTTTACTAGCTACACTATTCCTTTCTTAGCAAACGTGAAGTTTGTTCTGAATCCTGCTTTTGACAACGTTCATACTAACGATATTGAGAACCCAATCATTGATGGTTTCCCACTTTCGTCTTACAACTTCATCGTTTTCGATATCACTGATAACACAAATGACAACATTTATTTGTTGAAATTGAAGTGGGATAGTGAATTGAAATGGTTCTATCAGAATGGTACTATGGATTACATGGGTCGTACCCAAGGGTTCGCTTCTTCAGGAAACTTCAATGGATACCGTGTATTCATGACCCAGACGATGCCTTCAATCTGGGTTAAAGACCCAACCAAAGTTCTCAAAATTGTGATGCGGAACCCCATCACTGGCGGATCGTTCTAAGATCCTCCGAAAGGCTTGACAAAAACCAGGGGGCATTAAAATCCCCTGGTTATGTCAGATTTAAAGTGACCACCTCCTCCAAAGTCAAAGTAGTCCTCAAACACTTTGACAAATACAATGCCTGGGGTAAAACCCGGGTCCTCCTGAGAGCAATCTACCTTGTCGTGGTTCAGGAGCTTAATCTAAAAGGTTGCAAACAGAAGAAGAAGAAGAAACTTTAACCAACAACATGGAAGTAGCAATGATTGAAAAGCATCAAGCTTTTAAAAAAACAAGCACCCTTGCGGTGCGACCGTTCGTTGACAATGTGAGTGGAAACATGGGACTTGAGAGGTACCAAATGGTAGTTTTCGAAGGAGTGTTCCACGAAGAACAATTAGCGTGTCTTGAATGGAATGGAATCAAACGTTATGTCACAGGACTTAATGAGTTTGCACCAGAAGTAAAAATGCTCCCTGAAGACGAGCGTGAATCTGTGATCAAACAAATCCGTATGACAGTGTCCCAGCTTGAAAAAGAACTGGCGTCAAACATGATTGATCCTGAAGACAAGAATTTCTGGAATAACGTAAAATTATTACGTCCAGATAATGATGAGTTTTGGGGAAAGATTGCAATGCGTTTTGGAAATGAACCTATTTTCTTAGACCCTGCAGGAGATCCTTATGATCTAATCAAGCTTAAAGCTATTGAAGCAGGTGGTTTTTCTACAGTATGTAAATCTTTAGAAGAAGCACGCAGTCAACCAGTACCTCCTAAGTTTTACTTAGATCGTTACGAGGAACCAGCTTCCATGTCACCAGCAAGAATCGCAGAAGCATCTTCTAAAATAAGTTCCACAATGTCGTCTTTAAACTCAGATTCTACATCTAAAGTAACTTGTCCGGTTGCAGGGTCAACACAGTTTTGAAAACTTACAAAACGAGGTTTACGGTAGTATACAAGTTTTGGGTCTATTACTTCAAACTCTCCATTGTGATAAATCCTAAAACGATTACCAAACATTGTAATAAAAGTTTCACCCCATCCAAAACTCGGTTTTTTAAAAGGATCAGAAAGTAAATTACTTACGTCCGCAACTTTAGCAAGATAACAGTTTATTGGACGACTTGGACAACACTGAGTTTTTGAATTTGTATTAATTGCTTTGTAAAAAAGATAGTTTTCGGGAAGAAGTTCTGTTTCAAAATACAAGTCTCGGTTAATACCTGTAAAACTATGATCTGTTAAAAGAACCTGCAAGTCGTCGATTAGCATTTTTGTAGCTTCGTCTCCTTGTTTTTTAAGATTGCTTCCGTGTACTTGACGACGCACCCATTCAATCTGTGCTTTATTAAAAGCTTCAGCAATCTGCCAGCACTCGATGTTATCGTAATCCTGTGAAGAGAGTTTATTAAGACGCTCTTTGATTCTGATTTGAAGTAGGTTGTTGTTCATTTTTATTCTATCTGTGTAAAAAGACTTGGGAGCAGATCTTACGGTATGCTACCCAAGTACTATTTTCAATTAAGAGTTCCAGTAATTCTCGACAGTTTTGGTAATATCTGCAAGAACTTCTTCGTTTAAAGGGTTCTTTAAATATTCCACAATGTCAGAAGGATTCTTTCCTAGCATGCTTCCGCTTTTCATATGGTAAATAAAACCATCTCCGCGAGTTGCAATTACTTTATAAAAGTTTCCATCTTTAACAAGGGAACGAATTTTAAGTGTTTCCATGTCAAGAGTGGCAATTTCTAAAAAACGTTGAGCGGTTTTTCGCTTGTCTTTATCAACCGTTTCGCCATTAATATACTTGTCCATGTTGTCGTACATAATATCATGTGGTGTAGACTTCTTGTACTGAGTAGAGTTTGCATCAACTACTTTACACACGTAGAACAACTTGTTTGTGTTTTTGTCAAATAACTTCTGAAGTTCTGAAAGCGCTTTGTTGCGTAGTTTCTTAACCTCAGTTCTGATAGAAGCTGTTTCTTCGTAACGATCTAAGTAAAACTTAGGAGGTACTGGTTGACTACGAGCTTCTTCTAAAGATTTACATACTGTAGAAAAACCACCTGCTTCAATAGCTTTAAGCTTGATTAGATCGTAAGGATCTCCTGCAGGGTCTAAGAAAATAGGTTCATTTCCAAAACGCATTGCAATCTTGCCCCAAAACTCGTCATTATCTGGACGTAATAACTTTACGTTATTCCAGAAATTCTTGTCTTCAGGATCAACCATGTTTGATGCCAGTTCTTTTTCAAGTTGTGACACTGTCATACGGATTTGTTTGATCACAGATTCCCGCTCGTCTTCAGGGAGCAGTTTCACTTCTGGTGCAAACTCGTTAAGTCCTGTGACATAACGTTTAATTCCATTCCATTCAAGTCATGCTAATTGTTCTTCGTGGAACACTCCTTCGAAAACTACCATTTGGTACCTTTCAAGTCCCATGTTTCCACTCACATTGTCA